CAGGCCAGAGACGGCGGCTGCGATATAAGGCTCGGTCAATTCATGATCGAGGTGAAGCGGCGAAAGTCTATCGCCGTCTACGAATGGATCGACCAGGTGAAGGCGGCTTGTGCTGGCTATGACGTGCCGGTTGTCATCTGCCGCGGCGATAAGCGCGAGTTCCTTGTGATCCAGCCGCTTGAGGATTGGCTGAAGATCGCAAAGAAAGAGCTGCCCGAGAGATGAAATGCCCAAAGTGCGGGAAACCGAGCGAGGTCGTGAAGGTCTATCAGTTCCCGACCGAGGCGAGACGACGGCGCGAGTGTATGACGTGTGGGCACAGATTCTCCACGAGCGAGCGCGTATGGAAGCGCGTCTATGCCGACGAGATCAAGAACAGGCCAATCAAGGGCGTGAAGAAGTCGCACCTCGAGGACAACCAGCAGCGACCGAAAAAGACGTGGAGCAACTTTGACGTCGTGGCTCTTGAGGGCTACGACCAGGATTGGGAAGACGTGACAACGTATGTCCATGTGAGCGACGACTGATGACAGGATCACCACTAAAACGAGAGAAGCGCGACCGTGCGATCGCGATCCTGAATAACCCAAACTTCATGCGGGAGATCTGCGAGTACGTCTCGACTGGCGGAAGCCTTGCCGAGTTTGCGGTCGCTAACCAGATTCCGTACGGCAGAATGCACCGATTCCTATTCGACAATGAGGAGCGCAAGGCGGCAGTTCTGGCGGCTCGTCATGCTCGAGCGCAGTGGCACGTCGAGCGAATGGAGAAGCTGGCCAATAGCGTAGAGGAGTCGCAGATTGATCCTCACGCTGCGAGAGCCGCGGCTGATATTCGCAAGTGGGTTGCGTCACGTTTGGATATGCAGACGTATGGCGACAAGATGCAGACCAAACTGGAAGTGACGGATACGACAGCATTGCACCTTGAAGCGGTGCGCAATTTGATGAAAACGGTGAGCGTGATTGAGCCCGAAAAGCTGACTCGCGACACAGCGACGCACAGCGATTTGCCCGTGCGCGACTCAACAGATCCCGCATAAAATGCGCATCGCGACAGATTTTATGCATCGAGCAAAATTACACAACGCGCAAGTCATTGATTCGCAAGGGATTGTCGGAGTCAGTGCGTATAATACCCATTATGTAAAGTTGTCCACTGTGCGGATAGCGCGTAGGTAACTCGTTGATTCCCCTAGCATTCCCGATTCCGACCGCGATTCTGACCCCCCCCGGCAGCTACCCCCGGCGGGGGCGGGCGCTGGCGTAACCCCACACCTACCAATTTGAAAAAATGCAGAATCCATACTTCGACTTCGTAAAACGCTACCACAAGGCTCCTGTGGCCTTCGTGGAGGAAGTGCTAGGCGTCACCCCAGACCCATGGCAGAAGCGCCTCCTAGAGCTTCTGGCTGCGAATGAGCGCAAGATCAGCGTCCGCTCGGGCCACGGCACCGGCAAGTCCACCGTCGCCTCGTGGGCCATGCTCTGGTTCATGCTCACCCGCGTCCCGGTCAAGGTCGTGGTCACGGCCCCCACCGCCAGCCAGCTTTTCGACGCCCTATTCGGCGAATGCCGCCGCTGGGCGAAGCTCCTACCCCCCGCCGTGGCCGACCTGCTCGAGATCAAGTCCGACCGAATTGAACTAAAAGCCAGCCCCGAGGAGGCGTTCATCTCCGCCCGTACCAGCCGCGCCGAGCAACCCGACGCGCTGCAGGGTATCCACGCCGAGTTCGTGCTGCTGGTCGTGGACGAAGCCCCAGGCGTATCCGAGGCCGTGTTCGAATCTGCCGGCGGCAGTATGTCCGGCCATAACGCAACCACGCTCCTCCTCGGCAACCCCACCCGCACCAGCGGCTACTTCTACGACACCTTCCACCGCTTATCGTCCGAGTGGAAAAACCTGCACGTCAGCTGCCTCGACTCGCCCCGCGTCTCGACCGATTACGTCTCGGAAATGGCAAGCCGCTACGGCGAGGGGTCGAACGCCTACCGAGTGCGCGTACTCGGTGAGTTCCCAGTTGCCGACGACGACACGCTGATCGGTCTTGAGTTGGCACAAAGCGCCATCGACCGTGACGTGGTGCAGAACCCATCCTCACCGATCCTCTGGGGCCTGGACGTCGCCCGCTACGGCACCGACTCCTCGGCACTCTGCAAGCGCCAGTCGAACGTGGTGCTCGGCCCGGTCAAGACGTGGAAGAATCTCGACCTCATGTCGCTGACCGGCGCGATCATGCACGAGTGGGAATCGACCGACCCCAAAGACCGACCCGCCGAAATTCTCGTGGACAGCATCGGCTTGGGCGCAGGTGTAGTCGATCGATTACGCGAGCTTAAACTTCCCGCCCGTGGCATCAACGTCGGCGAGTCGCCCGCCTTCAAGGGGCAGTACGCCAACCTGCGCGCCGAACTCTGGGCGAAGGCCAAAGCATGGCTCGAGGCCAAGGACTGCAAACTACCGCGTGACGAGCGCCTCGTGAATGAATTATCCTCGCCGCGCTACTCGTTTATGAGCAACGGCAAACTGAAGCTAGAGTCGAAGGACGACATGAAGCGCAGAGGTCTTGCGTCACCCGACGTCGCCGACGCTTTTGTACTGACGTTCGCGAGTGAGGCGGCAACCGGCGGTGGAGCTTATGCACCGACGTGGACAAAGGCGGTCAAGAGACAGATTCGAGGGGTGGTATGAACTGGCGTGATTTCTTTTTGGTCAACCCGTACCAAGGCGCAAAGCTCGTCGAGCACGACTTGCAAGGCTGGGGCTCAGATGATCCGATGTTTGAGCAGGTCATTGAGGCCGTGCGCCCGACGACGATCATTGAGGTCGGTTCGTGGAAGGGCCGCTCTGCCGCGAACATCATGGCGATCTGCAAGCGCCTTGAACTAGACGCGACCTTGCTTTGCATCGACACATGGCTCGGATCGCTCGAGAACTACGCGCGCCACGACGGCGAAAACAAGTGGCTGCACGAGGCGCTGCGCTTAGATGCTGGCTACCCAAAGCTGCACCAATTGTTCGTCTCCAACATGAAGCACCTTGGGCTAGAGGATCGCGTCATCCCCCTCCCCCTGCCCGCCTCCATCGCGGCGCGTGTCGTGGCCGAGAAAAAAATTCTGGCGGACGTGATTTACATCGACGGCTCGCACGATTACGAAGACTGCAAGTCGGATCTGCTTAATTACTGGCCGCTGCTGCGCGATGGTGGGATTTTATTCGGAGACGATTACCTTGCATGGCCCGGAGTCACCCGCGCCGTTGAGGAGTTCTGCGACGAGTTCCGGCTGCAGGATGTCGCCGTCAAGCGATCCGGTAAGTTCGCCATTGGCAAGGGACGAGGAGTGGAGGGGATTCGGTGAAGTATTACTGCATCACCCTCGCCGAAACCCCCGAGCGCACGGAGCACGCTCGAGCGCAGGCCGCCAAGGCCGGCATTGAGTTGGATTTTATTTACGGAATTTTCGGCAAGACCATGCAGGTCAAGTCTGAGATCCCGATGCACACCGATTATTACGTCACCCGTGGCGCGACCTGCCTTGTCTTGTCATGGCACATCGCGTGGCAGATCGCGTGGCGCGACGGTCACGAGGAGTTCGTGATCTTTGAGGATGATTTCATCCTGCCCGATAACTTCAACGAACGCTTCGCCCAGATTCGCGAGGAGATACCGCACTGGTGCGACCTCGTGTACTTGAACTCCTGCTGCACGACCGACAAGCCCGGCAAGAAAGAGTCCACGAACCTGTGGGAGATTAAGTACCCGCTCTGCACCGCCGCGATCTGGCACCGCCGCCGTGCGATCCCGACGCTGCAGATGTATACCAAGCCCGCCAACACGCCCGTGGATATTTTGCTCGAGTGGTATGCTCTGCCGCACTTGAGAGTTTTGACCGCCGTCCCGCCACTGGTATCGCAAGCCACGCAAGACTTGGCCGTGCCGATGCCTTCCACGATCCATATGTGAGGAGATGATGAATGTTAAAACCAAGCGACGTGGCGCTATTCCAAAAGCGCCTCGACAAGAAAGCGCCCCCGAAGCCGGAAGCCAAGAAGGCGCCGGAGCCGAAAGACCCGAAGCCGCCCTCCCCGCCGAAGGCGGCGTAATCTTAGGCGACCACTTGCCGGCAGACGCCTTTGTGCGCTTTTCGGTGCCGGAGTCGGAGAAGTATCTGCCCTGTAACCCGTCCATCGCCAAGGATGCTGACGGGAACTTGGCGTGCCTGCTGCGCACGGTGAACTATGAACTCGGCGAAGAGGACGGCATCTGGTTCCGTGGCGACCCTGCGCCGAATACACGAAACTATTTCCTGACGCTCGACTCTAAGGCGCGCCAAAAGTCGGTCGAGTGGGTGGACGATCTGCAGGTACGGCAGAACCGGCTGCCTGCCCGCGATGGCCTTGAGGATGCGCGGCTATTTTGGTTTGACGGCGCCTGGCAGTTTACCTGCTCGGCCTTGCACCACGGCCCCCGGGTGCGCACCACGATGGCGCTGGCCAAGCTAAATAAGACCCGCATTGACCGCTTTGAGTTTCTCCATAGCCCGCACACCCGCGAGATGGAGAAGAACTGGATGCCATGCGTCAATGGCGCACGCTTGGCGTTCGTGTACTCGCACCACCCGGCAGAGTCGTTTGAGATTGTGCCGGCCAGGACGCGCATCTGGCTCGGTGCCTTCCCTATTCTGCAAGGCTGGTCGGGCGGCTCGCAGATTATCCCCTATAACGGCGAATGGATGGGCGTCGTCCACCAGCGCCGCAAGCACAAGAACCGCGTTCACTATGCCCACCGGCTAGTCGCCTACAATGCCAACCTTGAGCCGGTACGGGCGGGGCGCGAGTTTTACTTTAAGGGCGAGCAGATTGAGTTCTGTGCCGGTATCGTCGAGCACGGCGGGTACTTCATCCTCTCCTTCGGTGTCAAGGATCGCGAGGCGTGGCTGGTTAAGCTAACGCCGACCCAGATTGCCTCGCTTTTCGTTTGACAATAGGAGAGACACACTTTCGGCACGGGTGCCGGTTTTATGTATAACCAAGACGGTTCGTTAATTGAGCAGACTCAGGGCGCTTTAGGTATTGAGGAGCCGATGGCGGACTCTGACCTAGAGGCTTTGGTCGGGATGGAACTGACCGACGCCACGTCGTTTATCGACGCGGAGTTGTCGCCGGTTCGTGCCCGCGCCATTCAGTACTATCGCGGCGAGCCGTTTGGTAACGAGGAAGAGGGTCGCTCGCAAGTTGTCTCGACCGATGTCCGCGACACCATCGCCGGCATCATGCCGTCGCTGATGAAGGTCTTTTTTGGTTCAAAGAAGATCGTCCAGTTTGCGCCGCGTAATCCAGAGGACATCGCGGTATCCGAGCAGGCGACCGATTACGTCAATTACATTTTTACGAATGACAATAACGGCTTTCTTGTTTGCCACTCAGTATTCAAAGACGCTTTGCGCGGTGCATTAGGCATCGCCAAGTATGTTTGGGAAGAAAAGGTCGAGATCAAGACCGAGTATTTCACCGGCCTTGACGAGTCGGCGCTGACGGTACTGCTGTCTGAGCCGGGTGTTGTCGGTAGCGCCATCACCTCAATGGACGATCCGTCGTACCAGCCGCCTATTGACCCTGCGACAGGACAGCCGGTAGTTGACCCGATGACGGGTATGCCGCTTCCAGTGCCGCAGATTTATTCGGTGGAACTGAAGCGCGAAATCCGCGACGGTCGAGTGCGTGTTGAGGCAATCCCACCGGAAGAGTTTTTGATTGACCGTCGCGCTCGCTCGGTTGAGGACGCGACGCTCGTCGCCCACCGCCGCATGATGCGCGTCTCTGACCTTGTGGCCTTGGGCTACAACGAAGAGGAAGTGCAGGAGCAGATG